ACAAAAATTTCATCATTATAATTTTCCGCCATTGAAAATATTTTTTTGCAAATATACATTTGCCCAATTTTATAATTACTTCCGTCTGATGATTCTTGCATATCAATCTGCAGTATATCAGTATCAGCTTCTGGTGTTATTTCGACAATAAAATCTTTGGCTGTTGCATCAACTTTTGTAGTTAGTGTTGTTCCATCGCCATCTTTAATTAGAAAATCCCGCAAATTAGTGTTTTGCAGAATTAAATAATATATTTCTGTAGTTACAAAATTTTGCAAATCATCCCGAACAAAATAAATAGAAACAGGATTATCATAAGTTAATGTTACAAATTGAAAATCTTTATTACCATCAATTAATTTGTTTTTTTGGCTTTGAGAATATGTCCCATCAGTAATCCCTATACTGTTATGATTTCCCGCAAGCGTTTTATAAAAAAAAGTAGGTCGAATTAATGTCATTATCTAAGTCCACTCCTTTTTAGTTTATTGTAATCAACAACAGCTCTTCCGATAGTTTTTGAATCGATCTGAACGTTAATTTGCAATGGGGATCTATTAACCGCTGTATTATTCCCACGCAACATAGATAATAAGTTCATCTGATCCTCTTTTGTTAACATCATTTCGCCAGAATTGGCTCTAACAGGCACGCGATCCCCACTATATGAGTTCCCAGCCACCACTCCACCAGTTGCCATTTTTTGTGCTGTTATCCCGGCAATTTGTTCGGCTCCGTATGCAGTAGCCGTCGCCGCCGCCGCCGCTCCAAGAGCAGGACCAACAAATGGTATCCCAGCCATCGCAGCATACGCATTCATTGCAGCTTCGTATGTTTTTATGGCAACATTATATATCGCAAAGGCTTTCCCTATATTAGATATTTCTTGAGATTTTGAGCTTTGCAAAGCAATCATATCGTCAAAAAATTTTGAAGTTATTTCTTTTTCTTTTTGTTTTTGTTCATCAAGTTTTGCTACTTCTTCTTCAAGATTCCAAGCGTGGTATTCAGATATTTTTTTTTGTTTTTGTTCTTCTTTTTTTATATTTTCATCAATATATTCATTTTCTTGATTAATAACATTTTCCGCTTGCTCATAATAATCTTCGTCTAATTTTTTAATTAATTCTTTATATGATTTTTCATATTCAAGTTCTTTTTGCAGAGTTTCCTTTTTTTGTTCAAGTTTTTTAATGTCTTTATCTTTTGTGTTTTTTGTTTCATCATCATTTATGGATTTTATTGATTTCTTCTGAATATTTTTTATCGTATTTATTGCGTTAATTGTTGATTTTTTTTTGGCTTCTAAAGCAGATTCATCTTTTCCAAAAAGAAAGTTATAAATAGAACCATGTTTTTTGCTTTCAGCTATATCAGAGTTAATCATTTTTAAAACTTCTGATAAATTTTTTAATTTTTCTTCCATAGGAACAACCGGACCATCAACAAATTCTTTAACCCAATAAATTAAATTAGTTAAAGATTCCGCTGTTTTATTAATTGATGGATTAGTTTTTGTACCAATTGTTTCTTGCAATTCTTCAATAGCTTTTTTAAATTTATTAATATTATCAACATCTGCTGCTTCTGCAACCCCTTCGAATTTATCTGTCATTAATTTTATAATTTCAGTAGCATTTTTAAGTTTTGACCCCGTATCCTCAAATGATATTCCAAGCTTTTGCAATGCAACAGAGTTGCCATTTACAGCCTTTGAAAGCATTTTCGCTGCAGAATCAAGGTCAATCCCCATTGCAACAGATAAATTAACGGCTGATTTTGTTAAATTTTGAATCGTGTTTTTATCAAGTTCTGTCAAAACTGTAATTAATGATTCAGCAGAAATTATTTGTTCATCAGTATATTCTGTAATTTTTGATAAACTAAAAGCAAAATCAATGTTAGATTGATATGCTTCTTCTGTATATACTCCTGCATTTTTCATTGATACTTCTAATTTTTGAAGCTCTCTATTAGATTCTATAGCCGCGTCATTAGATTTCTTCAAAATTCCAACAAAACCACCAATTGATACTATTGTTGATAAAAATCCTAAATTAAGGCTTTTTAAAATTTTACTAAAATTATCTTTTGCATTAATTAGTATATTAATATTTTTATCAGTCATTTTTATTATCCAAAAAATTAAACCGTATAGGTTCCAGAAACCGAATTAACAGCGGTTATCTTGCACGTATATCCAAGGCTTGGATGCTGCATCGCTTCAAATGGAATTGTCAGCGTCTGTAACCCTTGCCCAGATATAGCCGGGGCTTCACCAAGAAGCAATACATAAGGTAATTCGATTGTAATTGAATACGGAATGGTTGTCCCCGCAATTAATTCAGTATGTGTAATAACATATTTTAACGCAATTGGAGTTCCTGCAATATAATAATTATAAAAAATTAAATCCTTTGTTCTATCAATTGTAAAATCTCCATTAATCATCGGAATTCCATTAAAAGCCACACGTGATGGAGTCGCAGAATTTCCCCCGGGAATCATTTCAGCCATATTATCATATTTGAATTTAGCTGATTTTTGATAAATTGAAGCTGTGCTCGAAATTGTTGCCCCATATTGCAAATCACAATTTGAAGAAACAAAAGGGTTTTTGCTTGTATAAGTGGGGGAAGAAAGCGATGCACTTGCAGTTTGCACCGTCTTGCCAACATACTCAGCAATAAAAGTTATTTCTCCCTGTTCAGGGATACTTAATTCTAAAGATTTCATGAAAGATCCTATGAATTGAAAAAGCAGAGTGTTATCTTCTCCACCCATCAATGCTTCTAATGTTTGCCCAGTAGATGGGAAATCAGCAGGGACCGAAACTCTCGGCTCATTAAAAATATGCGTATAGCCAATAGAAGCTGATCCGCTTACAGAATTATAATTACCCATCAGATCAGCAAATCCAATAGACTGCATAATCTCATCTGGGAATAATTGTCCGTTAGCTGTTCCTGTTACACTTGTACGGTCAACTATAACCGCTGTTTTACCTCTAGTTTTTCTGTTTGTTTCAACAGCTTTAAGATTCGGCATATCTATTTTTAAATTTAAATCAGTAAAACTTTGGAAGCTTGTTGCAGCAACAGCGGTAGGAATTGTCGCTTGAGTTCCTCTCCCAAAATACCCTTCATGCCCGTATATATATTGTGTACTCATTTTATTGTTCTCCTTTTTTATTTATTATTTTTTTAAATATATTTTGTTTTAAAAGTTTAGTTCCTATACTATCTCTAACTTCGAAAATTTCGCCTCTTAATACAGTCTTTTTTATATCAGATATTACTCTTTCGGCGAATCCAATTAATTGTAATTTCAATTTTCAATACCTCCTATTAAAAATTTAAAACTTAACTTATCAATCCCTGTTATAATTCCATCAGAGCAATCAACAATTTTATCAATATGATTGTTTAATTTGATATACTCACTAATTTGCTGAGAATATCGGAACAAATTAGCGTTTGTTTTCAAGTTTAATTCTTCATTAAGAATAATTTCTTCTTCTTTTCTTATTGAATTTATTCCAGAATAATAAGCATCATCAATATAACTGTAATCATGGCCAAGTAATATTAATTGCTTGCAATTAAAAAATTCTAATGCAAAAGATATTGTTGCATGCCCTACACATCCGCCGCATTTTGTAATTATTGGCAAATCTGATAATTCAGCTTCTTTAATTAATTCTATATGGCTATTTATTCGGCATGGAGTCACAAAAAAACAAACTCTTCCGCCTAATTGATAGAATTTTCTAACAAAATCATGATTACAACCAATATGAGCCAATAAAATTGATCCATGCAAGTCAACATTATCAATATCGGCTTTAGTTTTCATTTCAGCATCTAATGCAATAACAAACTTTGGCTTAATCCCATGGTTCAATAAATAATTAAGGCTTCTGTCGGCTGCAACAATTTTATATTTATGCTGTATTTGCTGTAATTCTTCGATATTTTTTGATAAAGAAGCTCCAGAAGCAATAGAAATTACTGTTTTCCCAGAAAATTTAAACTTATATTTATTTAAATTAATAGACGGTATAGCTTTATTTTTCTTCGCATTTTCTATTTGAACAGGTAGTATCCTTTCAACAGTGTTAATATCAGATTCAGCCTCGAATAGCTTAAAAACAGCAATATCAATCATTTTTCTTGTTGATGCTGGATTACGCTTGATGATTTCTACAAGTTCTCTAACTTTTTCTAGGTTTCTTCGCATTCTTGCAATATCTAACATTTTATAGCCCACCAGGAATAAATCTTGGAGTTTTTACGTTGATATCAACTGTAGATATTACATAACCATCAATTAACTCTATATTATGTGATATTTCAGGGTCTTCAAGAATTGTATTATTCAAATTTTTATCTTTAAAAACTACATTTATTACATTTGTCAAATCCACTAATGCTCCACAAGCTTCTATTGCGGCTTGAGATGAATTATTGAAAGCAGAAACATGATTAGAATTACATAAGAAGTAATATCCGGAATTTGTATCATATATTTTTGCTCCTATATTTTTATAATATTTACCAACTTCAAGCAAGTCCGTTCCACCAACTAAAGTTGCTGCTGTATTATTAGAGCTTATATAGTAATCGTTAACATTATCCGTCCCTTCTTGTAATGCAGATTTTATAGTTAATTGTATTGCTTGATTATAGATCCAGTGGTTATTATTCAAGGATTCCTTATTTCCTTGACCAATCTGAACTGTAATGCTTGGCAAAGATTCCTCATCTTCAACAATATTTGATGGACCATAAAAAAATCTTTTAAAATATGCTAAAGTTGTTCCAGATTTAAGATATGATCCAAATTCATCAATCAGATAATTATCTTGAGAGTCAAGCAGATATCCTCCGATAGAGGCTTCAATTCTTCTGCAAATTTGATTATATATATTAATTAATTTCATAAGATTTCATCAACCTTCCTGCTCATTATTTCATTAAAAATATTTTGTATAACTGGTACTATTTTATTTTGTACAAAATGTGTCCCTGTTCTTGCCGGCTGGTTAACTTTTCGAGCGATAGTAATCCCAGTTTTTTCTGATGCTTTTTTTATCCCAAGCTTCCCAACAATTTTAAAAAATTTATCTTTGCTAGATTTTTTTATTTGAAAAGTATTTACTTGTTGAGCTTTTTTATCTATAGCGAAAACTAAAATTTTGCTTCTTTTTGGAGTTATAGTTGTAGCTTTTCTTCCATTCTCAAGACTTACAAGCGGAATAGAGTTTGTTTGTATAATTCCGCTATTATTTTTAAGTACCTTTCGCCATGTCTTTCTGCCAATCCCTGTTCTTTTTGGCGTATTTTCAACGGCAACACGGAACCCTTTAATAGTAGTCTCATTGATAGCTATTTTAACGTTTTTTGGCAATTCTTTCTCTAATTTATTTAAAAATTTATCAGCATCAGTCTTAATTACAAAATCAAACATATATGCGTCTCTCTTTATATAATTCATTAAGGATCCATTCCGGTATTTGAGTTATATTAACGCTCAATTCTCCGCCATTACCATCAGATACTATTTTTGTAGCTAATCCTGAAAAAATCGCTGCAATTTTTACACAAAGGTTTTTTATGTTTTCTGGAGTTGATGAATACCCAAAAACTCCAGTAATTACAATAGCATTATGTCCTGAAGACCAAGCATTTTTCATTATTTTTCCATAATTTTTAAAAAGATAATAATCTTCATCTTTTGTTAATATTATTCCATCTTCTATAATTGAAGTAATCGAAACTATTGGCGGGGTTAATATTGAATCTTGAGCATAATTAATAATAAATCCATTATTAGATTCTCCATATATGTCCACGATTTCATTTGATAATGTCGCTTGGTAATAAAAATTTCCCGTATTATCTTCAATATATTTCGTTGCTCTTCGAATACAATCTTCAAGAAAAGTATATTTTTCGTCTGTTATTTTTTGCTCTCTTCCAAGTTCTTGTTGCAATTCAGAAACTGTTGCATAACAATTAGTTAATGTCATTTCCCCCCCCCGATATTATTCATATACACAAGTTATATTTGTTGCTCCCGATAATGATATAAATAAACCATTATCAAAAGGGATGTTAGTTAATACTGTCGCTATATTCGCTTTCGTTGTGTCAATTGTAGCAATAACCGTTCCATTTGTTGAAAGCCCGTCATATAGAGTTATAATTTTTGAGTCTAAACTATTAATATCTACTTGATGTATTTCACCCGGTCCAACTTTTAATAAATAATTTCCGTTTGTCATATTAACTACTTTTGATTGAGAATTTTTTGTCCCCAATCTTGAAATAGAACCTACTAATATCTTCATACTTCCTGTAGCGTTTGTCCCGTTTTGATTTAAAACTTGAAAAGTTGGTTTTAAATGTAAAGTTCCAGAATTACTATTAGTATTCGCAATTAAAGTGTATACCAGATCCCCATTCATTGTGTACTGAGTAATTTTATTTGTAAAATAAATTTCATAAGTATTGAAGGAGACTCCCATATATTGAGAGCAATTAATACTATCACAAGAAGTATCTACGCCTAATCTTCTATTAACGCAACTTAATCTATTGCCTGAAATTTCAAAAAAGAATCCATTATAATTATCAAAAGCCCCGATTCTTTTTGTTGATGTATTTGTATCTTGGATTCTTACAATTGATCTGAACATGTTAGAATTTGCACCTTGGTATCTTGCTACTCTTCCAGAAGTTATCATTACATTTGCGGTAGTTGAGCTGTTAACTGATATTACACACTCTGAAGCGGTAACAACTATTGAACTATTATTACTTATCGGAGAAATCCAAAAATTACCATCTAATGCTGCCCCGTTGAATACCCCTCCAGCTAGTCGATAGGTTTCTGCTGTTCTTAGTTGGTTTACTAATGTTCCTTCTATTTCATTCCCATATTCATCTGTTAGCAAAATTTCTTGAGGAGATGTGCTAATTCTTGAATTAGCACTAGAAATCTGTAAAAATAATACAAAAACTAAAACAAAATAAAAAAATATTTTAACCATCATAATTTCTCCACAGCAATGCACAGGTCGCTAAATACAACATTAATTCCTGAACCTGTTCCGTTCGGACTTGTCCATCGCAAATTAAACCAATCATTAAGATTAAACAACCCTACATGCTCTAAAATCAAAAAACTATATGCAGCTGAATTAGAATGCTGAACATATCTTGTTGGAGATATTATTGATGCATCATTAACGCTTATCCCAGCTAATACCGTAGCGATATATGATGCTGTAGTAGTACTTATCTTGCACCAAACTCTAACTTTGTAGATTCCAGTCTTGCCCATCACAATATTGCCGGTAGGACCCAGAGAAACATTAAGCGTGGCTTCTTGTGTAACGGCATTAAGCGTTATTAGGCACACATTACCTGTAATAAGCACCGAGTTAAGAGTTACTGCACGCTGATGGAAATATCCATAAGCTCTAGAATTATCGTAAAAATAATTTGCGGTAATGCCTCCAGCAGCGGTTATCCCACCGTTATAATTATTAGTTACTGTTTTTGAATTAGCTAATCCGATAACTCTATTGGCATCAATGCTTAATTGATTAGCAAAAACAAAAGATTGAGCTGATATTATCACTAATATAAACAAATAAAATATTTTCATGAATAACTCCCATTTTAATATTTAGTCGCTAAAATATTGCCCGTAATATTTGCTGTTGCAGAATAATTATAAAAAGTAATTACGCAATTATTTGACTTAAAATTAATCAAATCTGTTCCAGAAGTTAAGGTATCGTTACTTAATAATGTGGTTCTATCAGACAAATACCATGCAACATTAGCAGTTGTTATGTTTCCCGTACTTTGCCAAGGAAAATAAAAATTTAAAGCTCCAAAATCGCCGATATTATCTATCTTATAATTAATGCTTGAGTTTGCTGTTATTTGCTGCGATTTCAATTCTGCCTGAATAGCAGTTGGGATATTATTATTCAATGTAGTTCGATTCGAATAACTACCAGCTTGAAATTTCGGAAGATAATCCGCAAAAAGCCCATTAGTTGCAACTATGAGCATGATTATAATTGTAATTAATAAGCTCTTTTTATACATTTTTTTATTTCCTTTTATTAAAATTGGGTAGAGCAATAAGCCCTACCCATAAAAACTTAACTTGCTTCTCCACCGCAAAGGCTCAAAAGATTCCATTTTCCTAAAGTAGAATCATAAATAAATCCAGCAATTGCAGATGTGGTATTTAATGTTACAACAGTATAATTTCCGATGCTGATATTTCCTGCAGTTGAAATAACGATATCATGTGTACTATTAACTGGTCTGATATATACGATATCACCATCATACACTTTTGAATATTTAGTATCCCCAGCAAAAATATTCATTGATACAAGCGTATCTACAGCAGCAGCGGCATAAGTATCAACCTTACAAAAACTTTCTTGTGGTACAAAATATCCAGCATCTGCAAGAGTATACGTTGATGATTTTTGCCCAGCTCCAGCAACCATTTTTGTTCTTTTTCCTACATCAGAACGAGAAATCACTCTGGAATCTACCGCAAAAGCTGAAGCACAAAAACATAACAAAACCAAACTAACTAATATTCGCTTCATTTCCCAACCTCCTTTTTATCGCCTTTCGGCATTCTCTTGTTATCATATTTTTCTACCCATTTTTCTTTTTCAAAAGCCTTGATATGTTTTTCATTAATAAAATCAGATTCAGGAACAACATTCCCAGCCACTAATTTTATAATTTTATTATTTTTCTCAAAATTAAATGGATGCAATACTTTAAATTCCATAATTTATCCCCCTTCTTTATAACGCCTCTCGTTAAACAAAATCATGGAGAGGCGTTAATTAAATATTAGTTTGTTAATTCTTGCACAGCAGCCACTACACCACTTGTTGATGTTCCAGAAAGGACTTTTGAACCAATCCTTCCTACAGCTCTATATGCTGTCTGGTCATAATCAAATTTTAAATCTCGGCTCATATCGATAGCCAAGTCATCAATCCCAACCGAAACCATAGATAAATCAGCAGCTATAATAATATCTGATGTCCCTCCAGTCCTTCTGTTAACGTTCCCAGAGCTTGCTAATACTTGCATTGTTGATGGAATTGCACTATTCACAATAAAATCATTACCATATGGCGCAATCACTCCAGAATTTACAAAATCAGGGAAAACAGAATTTCCAGCTGCATTCTTAATAGCTCCGAACGCATTTCTTACCTTTCTATTTGCCATAAAAGTTATATTGTTTGTTTTCTCGGAAATAGCAGCAATTAATGCAAGCAAATCCGCTTCTGTTATATCAACAAGTGCTTTTGATGTAACTCCAGCAGTTAACGTATCGAAAGCAATACCATTGAACGGGTCAGAATTAGTTGTTACAGAAAAACAAGGTACTGCTAAATCAACATGTCTTGCATTTGCAGAAGCAAACTGATTCATTAATGCGGTAACAACTTCAGGGCTTCTCATTTTAATGAGTTCATTAGAGATATAAGCCATCCCTCCATATCGGCTCATAGCAATAGTCGGGTTGCTGATTGTCGGTGTTTTATCACCGATTTGCGTAGATTCATCTGTAATTGTAGCAAAAGATACATCAACCATAATCGGATACAATTTGCTATTAAATACAACATTATTCCTGTTGCATTTAGATAGCATTTGGCTTTGTTCATAAGTCAATTGCATAATTTCTGATGCTACTTCTGTAGGGATAAGATATGATCCGGTTGTTGCATCAGTATATAATGCTGTTTTCATACTTAATCCTAATTGTTTCGCATCAGCGATATTCTGAGCCTTAACATCTTCGCAAACTTTATTTAAACTTGCTATATCCCCAACTAGCTTATAATACAAAGCATCAGCTACGGATTTTCTAGCATCTGACATCCCCTTATATCCTTCACTTTTACCAGTAATCATAGAAAAATATTTAACTTCTTCTTTTTCTTGTCCTCTTTCGAGCAATCCCTTAACTCCAGTAGATTCAAGAACAGCGTCTACACTAGCCTTCACTTTTGCTTCAAGTTTTTTCGCTTCTTCGTCTTCTTCAATAGATTTTGACGCTAATTTGCTTGCCTCGAAAGCTTTTTTTGCTTCAAGATAAGCAGCAGATAATTCTTCTGGAGTGGCTTTAACTTCTGTATCAGAAGCGATTTCCAGCATAGCCTCTTCGTAATTCATGCCTTTTTTTAATAATTCTAAAAACTTCTTTTTCATTTTTACTTCTCCTTTTATTTTATAAATTTTTTTGTTTTTGCTATAAAATCTACTAAATTAGATTTCGATTCCTCTACTTCCTGACTTTTCGATTTTTGTCTTGGTATTGTTTCTGATAGAGCTGATCCGTCAGCTCCAACGCCAACTAATGATATTTCGTGAATTAAAGCTTTAGTTAGATGCATCGGATTATTCTGGTCTTCATAATACCATCTTCCTCCTATAGAAAAAGCCCTTCCAAACCCTGTCATGTAAGCAGATACGGCATCTTTCACTTCATCGTTATATATTTGGTCTAACGGCCTTAATTTTAGTTTAGCTTTTAATCCAATGCTATCTTCTTCAAGCGATACCCAATTCCCAGCGATCATTGCCGCTGAATTATAATGATCGACAAAAGCTACTGGATTAGCCTTAATTCTATCAAGTATATATACAGGATTACCGTTATAATTTGTAGGGATATCTCCATAAGCATCAGGCTTGTTTTTTGTATTAACATATCCTTCAAGATAGAAAGCCCCATCCTCTTCAATTGTTTTCATTTCAGCGATAGTAAATACTTTATTTTCGTATTTTTCTTTAATTTTCATCTTTATTCCCCTTTTTCTCAAATTATACCTTTTTTCTAATTTGCTGGAACAATTGCCCCAGTATGGTTAGGATGGAACTCAAGATCCTCTAATTCTTCGAGTGTTATCCCTGTTCGATTGCAATCCGTAGTCTCATCTTCGCACCCGATAACATCAAACATCTGTACTCCAAGCTCTTTGTAACTTAATAACATAGCTTGGTCCATAGCATTTGATGCTTCTGTTCGAGCTATTCTTGTCGCCATCCAGCCATTTTTACCGGTAAGATTTGAAAAATAATCCTTAATTGTTCCTTCAAGCTCTGAAACTCCAGTGTTAGCATCTCTCCACGCTGAAATAATGCCCTCAAGCTCTGAAACTCTGCTGTCGATTGTTCTTGATGCATATTTTTCTGCCAGAGTATTAATAATTTTAGGTACTTGTGGATTTTTTGTTGATGAATCGACATCAGTTCCCATCGTTTGATTTGCAGAATTAATCCCGATTGTTATTGCAGAAGTAAAAAAATTCTTAGCATCTTTTTTCGCTGCATTTTTTACTTCAGCAAAATTAAAGCCTACATCCGATTTTTTTGGCAAATTATCAAGAACAACTGATTCTAATTCCTTATAAAATTTATTTACTGATTTCGTAATTTGTGGTTCTATTTTAAGCTTAGTCTTTTTCGAATTTCTAAGAATTAACTGCTGATTATACTTCCCAGCCTTTTTTTTTTCTTCTTGGGGATGTTTTCCAGAACAACCACAAATATTTTTCCCAGCTTCTTGATTTTGCGGTTGAGCAGTTTCAGAAATAGAATAATTGATATCAGATGCAGGAATATAATTCATCGGAAGGATATATTCATTTGGTGCGTACTCATCGAATGTTAGTCCTACTAGAGGCTTTAATTCGTTTGGCTTCATCCCCCCAAGCGGAACTAATGTTTGTGCAATCTTGATAGCTTTTTCGATATCAATGATAGTATCTTTTTTAAATTTTGGATAAGCATTATTTCCATCGATAATTTGCACAAATGGAGTTAACGCTTCTTCGATCAAAGTATGATTAACAGCTAATACTTCCTGCCATGCACGGGATTCTTCTTCTTTTGCTGTGTATACACTTTGCAATCCTGCTTTTGAACGTGGCACTCTGAACATCATCAAGCAATTTTCTTTGTTTTGTAATTGCCTATCAAGCATCTGGAGTTCATTATATTTAATATCCATACTATCAACTTTTGCTCCAGGAGGAACAAAAACAATCGGTTCTTTTGATTTCCCATATTCGAACCTGAAATTATCTTTAAATTCTTTCATTTTGCCCGCAATAGGGGCTTGGTTAACATCTTCCCAAAATACAGCTAGCTTTGCATTCGGACCTTTTCCGAAAAATATTTTCTCAAACAAATTCTGAATTTGTTCAGCTTCTAGAAGTGATGAATTGCGTTGAACTATACCCATCCCACGTAATAAGTTATTTGGATTCCCTGTTTTTATATGAATTATATTTTTTGGATTTAAATTAACAATTCCAGCAGAATGAGAATAACGGTAATTAACAACCGTTCTTCCGACTCTGCTATCAGTCGCACGCACAACTTTTCCGAACTCATCTATTATTTCGACAAGAGCAGGGTTAAGAATCCTTAATTTGTTTGGTTTCCCTGTGGTTTCGGCTAGAGCATTATCCCTATCCATAAGAATAAAAGCATTACCATCAAGGTCCAGATGCATACTTAGAGTTTCTTTGAATTGCCTCCCATTTACGAATTCTTCAGGATTATCAAGTATAAATTTAGATTTTGATGCATTTATAGCTGATTCTTTTTTGTCAACAATAATTAAAGGTACTTTTGCCACGTCTTCGGCTCGGATCCCAACACAGAATCCAATAAACCCAAGCAAAGAATAAGATTCAATAGCATCAGACGACGAATTAATACCATAATTTATTTGGCTACTACCAGAATTTACAAATCCAAAGTTTGCAGCAGTTAATGATTTTTTGCCGGGGAAAAATATTTTTTTAATTTTTGATATCATTCTATAAAAATTATATCATTATCAAACTTAATCGTCATTAATTTCATTTATTATATTTAATCCAAGTTTTGAAATTATTTCACGTCGCAGAGGATAATAGCTCCAAACAGCAAAAGTCAGTGAGTCTGAAACATCATCATTTTTCGCTTCGATTTTATTGTTATCATACGAATTATTTGCTAGAGATAACTTAAAACATACGTTTTTTAAGTCTTTTTTTAATTCTTCTTGATTCTCGAGATAAAACAATAAATTATTCTGGAAAAGCATATTAGCAAACAAATATCGTGCAGTTCGTTTTGTTTCTGCAATACCTTCATCGTTTGATGTCGATAGCCAACTAACAGCATCGATATCATATTGCCGCAAAGCCTTAATATTTTCTGGTCGTTCATGCGAACAGAACCATTTATCAACATTATATTTTTCTTGTAATTCTTTTATGATTTTTACGATTGTTCGATCCGATTCATTAATAGATAGAAACAACAATCCAGATTCTCCGATTGATTCCAATACGTACATTTTATGTTCTTTCGAAACGCCTACAACGGTTATTCCTGTTCGGTGTGTATGCCCATGATCATAACCCCCAAAAACATACTCAAACTGTAAGTTGTTAGGTAATTGTTGCAAACAGTTATCTTCTGTTACTCCGTCAAAAACTTGACCTTCGTATATTTCCCTAGAAGCAAGAAAGTTTCTTGCAAATTCTGCTTTTGACATTACTTTTTTTAAATCATCAACTCTTTTTATGAATCCTGAAATTTTTGTTTGTTCTAAGTATGTCCAATGGAAGAAAACCCAGTTTCTGGAAGGATCGCATTTTTCAGGATATAACGGCAATCCAGTTATTCCATCAACGCATAGTTGCTGCATTTCCGTAAAGTCCCATCCTTCGCCTTTTGGGGTAGTATTCGCAATTACCCATCCATCAGTATCAGTTATCGTAGGTAATACGTTTTCGCTCCAGACTGTAGGCTTCATACGTGCAACCTCAGTCATCACTATTCCATGTATCCCTTCACCAACGAGGTCATCAGGATTATCAGCAGATTTAAATTCTATCATAACGTCCCATTCCCCATCAATATATGGACGTATTATCCACATCTGCTTTGTTGACTTATTATATACAAAATCACGATTCAACTTAAATCCAGCAAAAATAAGGTATCTAAACAATTCTTTTCTAATTATGTTCGAATGCTTGTATTTCGGTCCTATTGCCCAATAATGCAGCCTTGGGAGTTCAGCCTCCAAGGAATGAACTTTACTCCCTTTTCCCGCTGCCAAATCTTCGCAAATATTCTTAAAAGCTTTGCGTGCGGTTATCCAATCTTTACCGCCTCTTCTAGTCGCTAGCAAGAATTTATATTTATGTTCATCAGAATAAATTAATTCTTGGATCTTATGCCCACCAACTTGTTTTGATAGGTCAATTTTTGCCATTATTTATATCCTTTTCCTTTTTTATATTTTTTCCAAATATAAATGTATCGGTCTCATGCTCTGGCTTTTCTTCAATCATCCTATCGATATAACCTCTTTTTTTCCCTTTGCATTTCAGATAAAACAGTATCGCAGTTAAGTCTTCTTCTTGTATTTTTTTATGTAATTTGCTTTCAGCAAAATCAAGCGTAATCGCTTCGATATCCTCCACTTCTTTCCGAAACGCTGCATCTTCTCGTTGCCATTTATAGAACTGGTCCCGGCAAATATTCGCCATCTTGCAAGCGGAAGTAACAATACCTAATGTTTTTCGTAAACACTCCAGAACCTTTTTTTTATTTATGTCTGTTTTGCGTTTTGATGTTGCCATTTACCCTTTACCCTTTGCCATTTACCCTTTACCTTTACCTTTTTTCGGGTTTCTTTTGGAAGCTTTTGTTTTTCCTTTTACTCCTCCTGCTGATCCTTTTTCTGACATTATTCATCACCTCTCTTTTTTGTTGAGAATTCTTCCCCAATATTATTATAAAAACTTAAACAATAATTATAAAGCTCTTCGTTTTCTTGAATAGAAACTTGTTCGATGCAATCTGAAGATCTTAAATTTGCCGAACCAGAAAAAACTATAAAAAATCCTGATGTTTTTATTAATGCAATTTTTGTGTGATTTCTGTTTACAACTATATCAAAATCATAATTTTTAAATTTTTCAAAAGCATATTTTATGAGTTTATGGTTACATTTATGCCCAAAAAAATAATTTGAAACATAAATTCTTAATTTATTTAAAAATTCTCCTTTAAATAAATTAAATAAACTATCAATATTTTCTTGAGAAAAACTTAACGAGCTTATAATTAATTCATCTACAAAAAAATCATTTTCCACTATAAAAGCTTCTATGAAATCTCCATAAATAAATCTGCCAGAGACAAAGCTAAAAATATTTATGTTTTTTTCTATTTTAATATTTTTTACAAAATCTTCAGCATATTTATATTTTATTAAATGTTGAGGTTTAGATTTTTGTTTAACTGGAATTTTAAATAAATTTTTTTCAGATTCTTCTAGAGTTTCAAAAACATTAAAATCTAAAAACTCTTCATTATCATCGTCGTAATAACTTTGATTACCAAAGTTATTAAAATTTACTCCAAAATCAAAATTATTATCCATGATTAAATTATACCTTTATTGTTGATTTAAGTTTTCTTATGGATTTTTGTAATATTTTTAAGACTTCTTTTTTAGATATATTAGTTAAAATTGCAATATCTTTAGTTGTTTTCTCAAAAAAACTCATCCAGAAGATAATTTTTTCTTTTTCAGATAAAATATTATTTATTTCATTTTTTAAAATTTCAAAATATATATTTGAAATTGAGTTTTCAGCAAAATTATTATTAAAAATTAATTGAGTATCAGAAATTTTATCAATATTAATTATTTGTATTTCGCAATCAGATATAAATTTAAGATTATGGTAATTGTATTTTTCAGGATTTTTTTTAATTGAAATTAATGCATCATGGATGTTTACCGGAAGTCTTATCAATCTAGAATTATTTGCTAGAAATCGCCTAATATATTGATGGATCCAAAAAGTTGCATACGTTGAAAAAGAAACATCCCTTTTATAATCAAATTTTTCTATTGATTTCATTAACCCTAAAATACCTTCTTGAATTAGATCTTCAATCTCATAAAAAGCAATATATTTTGTAGCTATTTTAATAACCATCGGGATATATTTAGAAATAAATTCATTGTAAGCTAATTCGTCTTTGTTGTTTTTAATTTTATTTATTAATTCTATCTGTTTTTCTTTTGATGGAAACTTGACATCTATTAAATAATTACTATAGTTCATTTCATATTCTCCCATTTTTAACATAAATAATCTGCAAAACTTTTCCCTTTTGATAAATCTATATGGCTATTAGTAGCAAATTTTTTTGATATTGCCTTTCTTCTTTCTTCCCAAGTCAATTGTGCTTGTTTTTTATTGCTGTTTTTCTTGCTTATTGTCGGTGTTATCCGGGGAGTATCTTTTAACGGAAGTTCAAAATATTTAAGCATTAATTTATCGATATAATTTGTAGTTTTATGTTTAGAATTATGAAAACATAATCTTCCGCTAGCATCAGCTTTTATTTGAAGATACCCACCAGGAATAAAACGTTTGATTTTTTGACATTTTTGATTCGTGAAACAGCTATAACTTCCGATACGATAAAGTTTTCTTTCACGATTAAGATATAAACAATCGTGTTCATCTATTTTAACATATCCTTTTTCGAATAATTCTTTTTCATCCATTTAATTCTCCTCCTTAACAAAATATCCGCGGTTTTCAAGCTTCTTATTGTGGGTATTATTCCAGTAATCTTCTATTTTTTCTGTATTCCCGGGTATTTTATCCCACAAGCCAATTAATGCTTGAATAACATCGCATAGTTCTTCTTTTTGACCACTAAAGTTACTTTTAATAATATCAATAAAAAACTCCTGTAATTCTTCTTGTACTTTTGAAATTTGTTCATAAAAACTATTATTTTTTGCTTTTTTTATTTGTTTTATTTGCGGCATTTGCATTAGTGCAATTCCTCCAGTTCATTGTTATTTTTTACGATGACAGTTCTGCTGCCCCGTTCGATTACAACATCTTCAAGCGGCGTATTCCCGTATATATATCTTTTCCCGATACATTTTATTTCTAGTATTTCCGGACCGTTCCAATTCCTAATAAAATTAACCATTTCCCAGTCTTTATTTGTTAACATTTTTCCCCCTCCAGTTATTAGTTTTCCGATAACGTAATGGCAATTTCTATCGAACCTAAATCTATCTTATAATTAAGTGTTTTTGCATCTTCTATCTGATCTAATTCGATTTGTTCTTCAATAGTTGTCATGATTCTCTCCTAATTTTTAGATTTTTCTATTATTAGCAGACGTGTACTTGCGCCCCTGTGGCTCTTTGTACGGCGTCCTTGAAGCGTAATTCGTTGCTATTGTTGTCGCTAAGGTGTAGCAGATATATATGCTGAATTTTACTCAAATCATTGGCCCGCAAAAGCTCAAGGAAAGTATCAAGTGACATGTGACTCTTCATCAGTCTTGATGCTAGTTCTATCGGCACATACCCAGCCTGAATGCTTTGCAATAATGCCTCTTGGTCATAGTTTGCCTCTCCCATGATGTGTGTTATTCCAGAGAACTTGTATTTGAGATAATAAGTATCAGTGAAAAACAATAATCTCTCGTAGGAAATTTCCGATGTCAAAACGAATCCGAGCGGTTCAGGTGTATCATGCTGCACATCTAATGGGTATATATTCCAAGTTCCTATCCAAAAATCTTTATGTGCACTTATCGCATGTACTCTATGACCAGTAAGTTTGCATGTATCAATAGTTCCTTGGCTGGTGTAGATATCAACGCCCATCTTTGCCAATGCTTGAGCAGATTTGCTATGATCTCTGTGAGAATGAGAAATTAAGCAGCCATCAATAGCGGACAACTTGAAGTCGCATCCTATCTGGATATTTTTGATGGAAATTCCTGCTTCAATCAGCAACGATGTATCACCATTGCTGACCTTATAGCAGTTTCCCTTCGAACCAGAAGCAAGAACTTTTATTTCCATATTAGAACATCATTCCTTGTCCGGTAGTAGTTGTTTTTTCAGAAACAGGATGTTCTTTTTTTTCTTCCTGCGGCTGTTGTACTTCTCCAGTCTGCGTGTTTACTGTTACTGTTTCTCCTTTGTCGGTTACGGTTACGGTTTCGATATCAATAGCATTTGCATTTTCGTCTATTTCTGCTTGAGCCATCATTTCAGCATGCTTAAGCTCTTGCCGAAGCATAAAATGGTAGTTATCATCAATTTTTTTGGGGTCTCTTGGGATATGTTTTGCGGAATAGACTTCTCTCTTCAAAGTCTTTAGATACATTTCTTCCTTCCATCCTTCTTTTTCAACTTCAACCTGTTTCCCGTCTTCCCATACTTTTGTAGTTCCACCCCAGAATTCAGCAGCCGCATACTTTTGTTTTCTTTTGAGAATATCTGCGATAGACATGATGATAAGCTTGTTTTTATGTTGATCTTTGTATTCAATATAGCCAAAGCCCCCAATAACTTCACCTCGAGAAAAAGCATTAGTAATTTCAAACTCATAACTCTCAACTTTATTATTAGAATTTTTCTTGATAGGCTTGAAGATATCAGTTGAATATACGAGTTCTGTTGTTACCGACAACGGAGTTTCTACAGCATATTTTTCCGCAATATACTGGATACCGTTGTACCCAAGCATCAACTCCATGTCATACTTCCCTGATTTAGTATTTTTGTATGGAATTGGATGAAGATGATTTTTTTCCATAATATCCAGCCCCATTCTTGAAAAATGCATAACATCTTTTGCAAGTTCTTGAAGGTTAATATTATGCCAAACTACAGGCAGATCATTATCAAACTTATGATCTTTGTTTGTTTTATTTTTTCTGATTCTGTTTTCTTCCGCAAGCTGTAATGCCCTATCAATACCGATGAAAGCTTTTGAAATCAAACTTTTCTCGTAATCTGTAAGTTTACTTTCACCAACTGAATTGCTTCCGAATTCTTTCATTACCATATTTTGAAATCTTTCGCTATGCGATACTTCTGTTTTTGCTACTGTTGCTGTCCCCATAATTATTCCCTCTCAATTCTTAGAGTTTGATCGGCTGCGGAAACCACAAGCCTTATACACTGACTGTCGATAGCCAGAAGTTTTGTTACGGATTCTGCGTTGTCCACGATGACAGGCAGAGACACTCCCCACTTTTTTGAAAAAGTATCGATTATCTCTATACCTGCGTTAATTCTTGCCCCGTTATTCGCAAATTGATAAGGTATCAAATCGCCGTTGTCAGATGGAACCATCACATCGCAACATTCGGTAGTCCCTCCATTAATTTGTGTCTGGAAAAGTCTGAATTGAACATTGCTGAAAAGAGTATTAATTTTTGTTGATAACGTTTTCATTTTAGCAGCCGTGAATTGCTCACAAAAATATAGTCCTTGCTGCACAGTTTCATATTGCGCAGATAAGTCTTTTTCTTGTTTTGTTAATTCGTCTATTCTTTTTTGTTGGGTTTCTGCGGTTGCGAACTTGGCTATGTCTGCCTTGCAAGCTTCAATCTTTTCGGATATTTCTGAGATTTTCTTGTCGTATTTTCCCATAGTTTCAGATACAGCAGAATTGCAAGTTTCTTCTTCGTTCTGGTACTCATTAATTTTGCTTTGTAATTCTTGATATTCTTGCGTTGTATGGTATTCGACAGCCGGCTTGATTTCGAGATTATTCCTTGCAATATTTTCTCTGATATTGATAATCTCTGCACCGATAGAATCAATTGTATGCCTTTTACCTTCAATATCCTCTTCAAGCTTTGCGATTATTTCCTTGCTTGCTTCCTTCTGCCCTCTCATATTGATAGCTTCAAGTTGCTGAGACTTGTTCAAGTTGAACTCTTCTTTTATTTTCTGGATATCCGATGAAGGGAATGTCTGTTTGCAAGTTGGGCATGTCTCTTTTGATTCGTCCCATTTCTGTTCAGATATCACCGTATATTCAGAAATTAGATCAGCTCTTAACTTTGTTTTTTCAGCTAATTCTTTTTCGAGTTTCTGTAAGTTATATTTTTCAGTATCTAATAGCGAATGCTTGGCGAGTAATTCTGATTGCAATCTTTGTATTTCAGCTTGAATATCTTTATTTTTCTCAATTTCTGCGGCTTCATGAGCAACTCTATTTTCAGTTATCTGTGTTCTTATTTCTGCTATCATCCCCCGAACCGCAAGCGATATATCAGATGATTTTGCTTGCAATTTCTCTTCAAAGGCTTCATCCTTTGCCTTTTCTAATGCCAGATGGTTAATTTTCATTTGCTCAAGATTGAAACCACCACCGAGGTCTGGGATTGCTTTTTGTGCCTCGTCAATTCTTCCCGGAATTTCCTGTATTTGCTTGTTGAGTTCCGTTTTTTGCACTGTAGCTATTTTTCGGAATTCTTCAACGCTATAGAACTTATCCGATGTACCTGGCTTCAATAAGAGATGCTGCAATCCTTGAAGTTCCTGATTCTGAGATAGTATATCTGAATCGGTAACATCGCCGAAAATACCTACTAATATTTTCCTTCTTAGTTCCCAAGACATTACTTCAGGGAAATAGTTTGGCATAGTAAGAATCTTCATTTTTTCAGGATCATTACCAGAAAGAAAAGTTACAAAAGTTGAGAACTCTCTTTCAGAAGCGGGAACACCGTCTATGAAATATACATTTTCGTGTCCAGAAAATTCTTCTTCTGTTGATCCTCTTTTCTTGGTCCATTTTTCGTGAAATACTTTTTTCAAAGTAACGATTTGTCCGTCTTCCTTTTGTATCCTTGCTTCAACAGAATGATCCAAGAAATGGACGTCTTGGTCCCCTATTCGAGTTTTCGGAGTGAAGTTCTTTGCTCCGGTAGACGCTTTGTCGAAAAGCACCCAGGTTATGGCATTGAATACGGTCGTCTTTCCTTTACCGTTATCCCCATAGATTGATGCTGATTTTCCGTCGAAATCAAATTCTTTATCTTTTATTCCCTGAAAATTTTTCAGGATTAATTTTAAAATTTTCAATTTATGACCTCCTTTCTGACATGTCGAAACCAGATATTGACTAAGTTGTCGGTTACACATGGCGTGATACTAATAATTTTCTGCTCGTTCTATTCCTTCTGAGCGGATTATTTCGTTTACTTTTTCTGGATTGTTTTCGCAAACTATGTTTCTGATCAATTAGTCTCTCCTTTTTCGATTATTTGCATTACTTGCTTTGCTTGCCTGATTTTATCTATCAGGTTTTGACTTTGTTGGTACTGTCGGCAGACTTCCACTGCCAAATACTTTGCAATTTCGTTCATCGCCATATCGCCACATAGAGAATGTCAAAAGCTAGTCCTACAAATATCATCGCAATTATTAATTCTGGACCTCTTATTTCTGGCATGCTCTTTTTCCTTTCAAAATTTATTTTTCTTGCGATAATTTCCCTTCAACCCAAGATTTAGCTTTTGCAAAAACTTCATCTGGATTGTCTTTTTCGTCCAATATCATGGATACTGACAATTTTACTATTTGGTAATTTCCTAAGTTTTTGTTTTTTTCATAAGTAATTTGATTAAGTTTTGCCATAGTTCCCTCTCCTTGTGCTATAATTTATATATCAGTTTTATTCAGCCCTCTATCCCACTAGAGGGTTTTGTTTTGCCGGGATTTCTCCGGCCGTTACATCCGCTTCACCTCCTTCTTTGTATTTGGCTATGATCTCATCAAGCCTTTTTCTTGTTTCGACCTTTTGGTAATAACTCATTGGTAATACCTGCTCAGAATCAATTGGCAACAGAGTTCGAATCAACTTGTCCCAGATATCGACCGCTTCTTCATACTGCTGCACAGCTGTAATAATTTCTTGTTTTGGAGCTAAGAATCTTTTTGTCAGAAACTCTATCTTGCAAGCTGAACAATCAAGTTTCCTGCATAATGATCCTGAAGGATCAAAACATCTGTTTTCTGCTATATTTTGTACCGCTTTTGCATCTGTTATCATCTCTTCCATCCTTTCTTTTCCAAAATTATTTTGTCCTGGGTTAAGCAACTTGCTCACTTCCTCCAATCCGTTCTCCGGCAACAGTGAAAAACATCTGTTTTGTCGCTTCCCTGCTGAATTCTTCAGGTGTATCAACGCTCCCCCATTTGTCTTTGATACGATATCCTTTAGCAAAATAAGCACCGCTCCATTGTGGGATTGAATTATTTCTTAGATGTCCAGCACGGCACACACAACGCATCAATATTTCATCGCCAACTGGTCTACGTACGTACAGATATCCATCTCCATTGCATAGTTGTGGTTGAGCTGAACAAGTTCCGATATAGCTATAATCTTTGTCGTATACGATAGTTTTTTTTGTTTTGATTCCTAGGTCAGAACACGCTTTTAGGAAATCTGCTCTTACTGGATGCCGTCTGCAATTTTCCCCTAGATTATCTCCGACAAGTTTCAGGCTTTCTTTTGTTAACATGCCTTCGGTAGATTTTAGGCATGCTCCAATTATTTTGAGATTAGGCTCTACCTTATCTAAGCCATCGCAAATTAATCGAAAAACAGACACATAGTCATCAAATACGGCGATATCCGTCATCTTGTTTCCCCTCTCAATCGTTCTTCAAGTTGCTTAAGGTCGCTTTCAATCTGTGCAGGAGTAAGATTGATATCTTCAAGAATTTTCCTACGTTCTTCTAGTTGCGAGATTACAGGATCGATATTGTATTTTGAGATTATTAAGTCACAGCGTTTGAGTGAGGCTATTAAGTCGGAGCGAAAATCAGGAATATAATTGATAGCCTCAACAATTTTGTCAGCGTTATATAGTCCTCTGCGTTCAACTTCATTTTGTACTTGTTGTTTAGATCGGAGTATTTCAAGAAATTTATTATCAAGAGCAAAACCATTTACATTTACATTATCATTTACATTATCATTTACATTTACATTATCATTTACATTATCATTTACATTTACATTGGGGGTTTCTATGGGGTTTACTTGGGGTTCTTGTGGGGTTCTTGTGGGGTTTTCTTGCTTTGGTCTTCCACCTTTAACCCCATATTCTCCGCCTTTCTTTCCGTTTTCAAATTTTTTGTAATTTGCTTCAAGTTGTGGTTTTATTAGTAAAAAAATTGCATCACTGAACCCGGATAGTTCTTTTTCTTCGTGATTTAACGCAAAATTACAAATTGCGTCAAATATTTCAAGTTTATTATTATCTGGAAGTTTTCTGACGGATTCATAAAAGCTTCTATAAAACACAAAACTGTCTCTATGCATAAATAATCCTTTCAAATATAGCCTTAACGACAGGAACACTAACAGCATTACCAATCATCTTATAACGCTGAGAATCACTAATTTTCTCTCCATTCTTTCCCCATTCTGTCCAATTATCAGAAAAACCTTGTAACCTTTCGCATTCTATTGGAGTTAAGCGTCTTATACTAATATTATCCTTATCAATTAGCGTCATGCCTGAGTGTAACCCACCACTATTAGCTCCAGCAGTTATAGTTCTAATATTTGTGGTTTTTGTTGCCCTTTCATTAGACCTTGCAACTTCTTTTCCGATAGGAAATATTTTTGGTCTGGTTGTTCCTCTAGGATATCCGACAAAATATATTCGCTCTCTATTCTGGGGTAGAAACCAGGAAGTATTAAGCATCTGCCACTGACCATCATACCCAACGTCGGCAACCTCTTTGAGAACTTCGACAAAGTCTCTGCCGTCATTGGATGAAAACAGTCCTTTGACGTTCTCAAAGATAAAATAACGGGGATTGACTTCCCGGATAATCTGCATTGCTCGATAGAACAAGCCAGATCGTTGTCCAGACAATCCTTTTCTTTTTCCAGCAAGCGACAAGTCTTGGCAAGGAAATCCGAAAGTGATAAGGTCGATTCTTGGTAGTTCATTAGTTCTAATAGTCTTAACATCACCTAATACCTCGCTTTTTGAAAAATGACGCTCATACACTGAGCTTGCATATTTATTTATTTCACTGTGTCCTTCCCACTCGAAGGTAAATCCAGCTTCACAAAGTCCTTGCCTAAATCCGCCAACCCCAGAAAATAAATTAAGATAATTCATTTTTATTCCTTTTAATTTTGTACGCCCTAGACTATATTGAAGTTGTCTATGCTTTAGAATAGCCTAGGGACGTCGTATTTTTATTGTTAATTGTATGTATTAGCATAGACATTTTTAATTATACATTACTTTTTGTTTGTTGCAAAATTTTCATCCTATATAAATAATAATTGATTTAAAAATCTTGCCTTTATCTAAGTCTTCTTGAAACTTCACTTCTGCTTTTTTTTTGGCTTCTTCTTCTTCTTCAAAAACTTGTTCAATAAAATATTCAATAATTTCATCCTTCCCGATACATATTCGTTCCTCTGCTTCATAATAGTAATCAATAATGACAGAGCTGAATTCACAAACATAATAGCGGTATTCCTCGCCAACATAATCAGCATGTGCCATATACTTAACAGGCAACTCTGGATTGTTCTGTAGTATTTCAATCAATTTTGCTCTATCTTCTTGTTTCATAATTCCTTCCTTTCTTGATTCCAGTATTTAGACTTGCAGCTAGGGCAAAGCACAGGCTGCAATTTCGGCGGTCTAGGATACCACTGATGATCACATCTTTTGCATTTTTGTAGTTTTATTTCCATTTCAATCCCCTCCTTTTATCTGAAAATAACCAGCTGAAAAAATAGCCTGGTGAAAGCTATAAGTAACGCTATCTTACCGCATCGGATAGCGGCATCAGCTCCAACTTCTCCGATTGCCCAAGCCAAGCCAAAGGCTATCAGAGAAATTATTACAAAAAACAATATTAAAATTCCTATTAGCTCAAAATTATTGAGCATAAATAATCTTACTTTTGGTTTCCTCATTTAATTTTCTCCTTTCAATAATGCTAGGCCATAATTTATTATTTTTATTTCACAAGCATCAGCAGCGGCATAAGTAATGGTGTAAGCGGCAGAAGCGGCATCAGCGGCATCAGCGGTATAAGCGGCAGAAGCGGCGGCAGAAGTAATGGTGTAAGCGGCATAAGCGGCATAAGCTGCGGTATAAGCGGCATAAGCGGCATCAGCGGCGGTATAAGCGGCATAAGCGGCTGCATAAGCGGCATCCCTATTAGCTTTTGTGTTTTTTAGCAGCACTTTTTTTGCTGCTTCTATTGCAGCTCTTGGCCTAGTGTCTTCAGGATATTTTTTCTCAAAAATATTTAAAACTAATTCAGCAGAAAATATTGCATATTTAATTCTTTGTTTTTTATCAAGAATCCTTGATAAGATCCAATTAGCCCAATTGAACCGATATTCTGCAAGTATTTGTATTTGCTTTATATTGGGTTTACCTTCACAATTTTTTACCCAAAAATCAAACCCATCTTGGCACGCATTCCATCTTTTTAAGTCTTTTTTAGTTACTTCTTTCATTTTTTATTCTCCTTTTTTTTATTCAACAATTGATAATTACCATCTTTAATTACCATAAAACTGACGATATAACTTATTTTTAATAATCACTTTTTGTTCTGTAGTGTGATAAACATCAATTTCATCTACACTACCCCCGGAATAACAGAAATCACTATTTACTCCAGTTAAAAACCATCCGGAAGGGCAAAACTCAAAAGTACAAGACATAAAAGCCTTTTTGTACTTATAAGCTTTCGGAAGGCTACCTGAGAAGCCATTGAGAATTAATTTAGTCCCAATAGCTTCTTTTTTTGTCAAAAGCTCAACATTTTTGTCGAGCTTTTTGATTGTTTCTGGTGTTATCATAGGATAGCATTCCATCCTTCCTGCTTTTTCTAGTATTAATGCATTAATACTAGTTATATTTTTTTCTTCTAATTTTATTTTCATTTTTTTTCTCATAATACC